GAGATGAACTTCAATTTAGGGAATCTGAAATTAGTTATTGGGGTCATAAGTATGACTCAATTAAACAAAAAAAATAAAAAATATATGTTACGAAATAAATACAAAAAACACAATGCCGAGCTAATTGATGAGCTTCTTAAAAAAAATCATTCGACTATTGTTCTATCAATTAATTTAATAGGCACTTCAAAAGTTAAAGAAAACTTTATTTATGAATGTGTTTATTTAGATCAAGGATCTGTAAAAAACATTTCAATTATAGCACAAGATGTAACTCAAGCTCTAGCGCGATTGGAACCTTATGTAAATTTAGGTATTCCTGAGCAAACACTTAGAGTGATGTTAGGATCTGAAAGGCTATCGTTTTAATAATCCGTGAAAGGCACATTACTCATACTATTAATTTTGCTAACTAAATGCACACTGCAACCTAAGCTACTTACTGATGAGTTAGCTGAATGGTCAGTAGATAAAGATGTAGTGTATTATTTAGATGAGCCTATTGCAAAGATTGTAGTTTGGGAAAAAGCAACAGCCATACCAATAAACAGTACCTGTGATCGTACAAAAGATTACAAAAGCAAAGAGCATTATGAATTAATACATGGCATTAACTCATTAGAAACGTTAATAGTACGACTTAATAAGAGTCCAGATTTAAACAATAAACTAATTAAGTTTGTTAACACCAATTATAAAGGAATAAGAATAATAAAATAATATGAAAAAAATAATTGAATTTTTAACAGTAATTGAATCGTATAGAATTAAATGTATGATTCACCAAGGATGGGGCAAGATATGAAAGAAACATTAATAAAAATAGAACAATGGGTTAATAAACATTTTGCTTGGTTTCTGACCAATGGCAATAAGTTAATAGCTAATAATAAAGAAGAAATAATTGAGAGTGCAAATGATTTGTATTCTTACGTATTTTGGTATAACGTTTACAAGTCGACTTGGTATGCAATACCTCGAGACGCATACGCTGAATTTTTTGCTGGAAATTATAATGTTGAAGGCTCGATAAAAGCTAGCAAGATAGAGACGCTAATAAATATTATAGAAAAAAACATAGTAGTTAAATACTAATGCATAAATTAAAAAATGTATTAGATAAAATTGGAATAGCTAGTATATTACTAATAGCATTACTGGGTATAATTTCCGAGCTTGAAAATCTATATACTAATTTTGCAAAATAACAATTAATAAATTCAATTAATTTATTTTATTACGATATTTATTAGTAAATTAATTACAAATTTGTATTAATATTAATGTTATTTAAACAACCATTTCGTCAATGATTAGTACAAAATTCTCGTTATTCATAGCAAGTATATCTTCAGCTGTCGCATATATTTTATCTTATATTTTCGACGTAACATCAAATAATTCAGAACAATATTTAGCTGTTATAGCTGTTATGTTTATGGATGGATTTTTTGGAATCTGTGCTGGCATAAAAAAAGAAGGCTTTAAAACATGTAAAGCTTTACAAATACTAAAAAATATTTTTACGTGGATTATAATATTAACAGTTACTTTAATGGTTGAAAAAGGGTTTTCTGGAACATATTGGTTAAGTGAAGTTATCATTACTCCATTTTTAATATTTCAAATTATCAGTGCTCTTAAAAATGCATCAATGGCTGGGTTCATTAAAGGTAAACTTTTAAATGAAATTCTCGATCGAATTGATAAACATAAAGGTACTCGAAAGAAAAATATTACCGAAAAATAAATTTGGTACTTTCAAAAGAATACTTTAAATTAAAGTATGGATAGAAAATCAAATTATACAGACATTGCAATATGGGTTGAAAATATAATCAACTCTTCTAATTCCATTAATCAATGGAGAACATCTAGTAAATTAGTATCACAATTTGAGTCATGGTTAAATACCTATACTGATTTGAATTCCAATGCCAAAAGAAATTTAATAATTCATTTGAAATCTAAATGCACAAATAATTCTTTTGAAAATCTTTAAAATAAATTTGGTATTTTCATAAGAATATCTTATCTTAATGTATAGATAAAAATATAAGATATGGATTTTAAATTGTTACAAAAGGTAGTTGATGAGCTTAATTCAACTAATAGTACAAATGACAAAAAAGTCATTTTGGCAAAGTATAAAAATGACGAGTTTATTAAAAAGGTATTGTATTATACATATAATCCATTTTATCAGTATTATGTAACTCCAGCTACTCTTGAAAAAAATTACGATGATGATTTAGGTACACTGTATAAGTTTTCAGATTTATTTGAAATGCTTGACATTTTACGTAAGCGAGAAGTAACTGGTCACAAAGCTATTAATTCTGTAAATGATTTTTGTTACAAACATGAAGAGTTTAAAGATTTAATTTACAAAATTATTGGTAAAGATTTGGAAATTCGAATGGGTGATAGTTTAATTAATAAAATTATTCCAAATTTAATTCCAACCTTTGACGTTGCATTAGCAACTCCATTTGAAGATGTAGAAGTTGATTTTGCAACAGATACTTGGTATGCTTCTAGAAAATTAGATGGAGTAAGATGTTTAGGTATTGTAGATGAAAATGGTAAAGTATCACTTTGGTCTCGTCAAGGTAACCAGTTTGAAACTCTTAAAAAAGTTGAAGATGAAATTGCTAGCTTAGGTCTAACAGATGTAGTTTTTGACGGAGAAATTTGTTTAACTAACAAAGACGGGTCAGATGACTTTCAAGGTGTTATGAAACAAATTCGTAAAAAAGATCATACTATCGACAATCCTAAATATTTAATATTTGATCTTGTTACAGGACAGGAATTTGAAGATAAAATAGGATTTCGTGATTATTCTGTAAGATATCATACTTTACGTAATTTAATTATTAATAAAGGAATGAAGCATTTAGAGTTGGTACATCAATCAATTGTAATGGATAGAAAGCATTATATCGAACAAATGGAGAATGCTGATGCTAATAAGTGGGAAGGATTGATCCTGCGTAAAAACCGTGTTTATGAAGGTAAGCGCACTAAAAATATGCTTAAGTGTAAGTCGTTTCACGATGCTGAATATACAGTAATTGATTTAGAGTTTGGTCCTTTTAGAATGATTGAGAATGGATTGGAAATTACAAAAGATATTTTATCCAATGTGGTAATTGAACATAAAGGAAATAAAGTTTCAGTAGGATCTGGCTTTACAATTGAAGAGCGTGAGTTCTTCAAAGCTAATCCAAATGAAATACTTAATAAAGTAATTACCGTTAAATATTTCGAAGAGACTCAAAATCAATCAGGAAATTATAGTTTAAGATTTCCGACAGTAAAGGTAATTCATGGTAATAAAAGAACTGTATAATGGCTAAAAAGAAAACAGAAGAAGTTCCAATATTTAAAATGAAAAAACCTACTTACAAAGTAGGAGATAAAGTTGTCGTAACATTTTTAGGCGCTGAACGAAAATGTGAAATAATATAAATTCAAAAGATTAATGATAAATGGATGCTTAAAGCCAAAGACATTCATGATGGATTTAAATACGTTCATATAGGAATTAACGGCACAGAAAAATTTGCAAATATTTGGGAACAATCAAAAGAAAATTTGGATAATACAAATGAATAATATATATTTAATTATTAGAAATAAAAAAGTTATGATTAAATTAACAGCAATTGCAGTAACTTTAGGAGCCGCTTTGTATAGCTCAATATCATTAAACAATACAAAATCTATAGCATTTACAGATCCTTATTTATTAGGATATGATAGTATTACAATTGCAACGTCTCCTCCGGCTAAACAAATGTATTTTTACATTAAAAAATATTGTTTAGAATATAATATTCCAGAAGAATATGCATTTTCATTAGCATATCAAGAAACTAGATACAAAGGCCCGTTAGATAGTCTTTATAATCACAAACAACGATCTGTATGTGGAGCTTTAGGCCCAATGCAAATAATGCCAGCTACAGCAAAGATGATATATGGCACTGCAGTTGAAAAAAATAAATTGCGTTCTGATATTGATTTAAATGTAATGATTTCAATGAAATTATTAAATTTATTACATACTAAATATCAAAATTGGGGTTTAGCTTTTGGAGCATATAATACTGGCAAACCTCGTATAAATCAATATGCTAATCGAATTTTAAATAAACAATACGTTTGGATTAATAACTAAAAAATAAATCATATGGCAAAAGTAAAAAACACAAAATTAAAAATTGATTGTTTAATGCAGTGGATGGGTACTCTATCTAGCAAAAAAACTAAAATTGAAACCAAGCAACGTCCAGAACAATATGTAAAAATTAAAGGGCGAAGAT